CACCAGGCTGCATTCGATTGAATTCACCAGCGATAAAGTTTAAGGTGGTTTCTGGATCTGGATCATCCGGGTCGATGGTTACGGTAACCGTAAACTTACCGTCCAGTTCCGTCACCTTAAATGCCGTACTGCTGTAAGCTGGACTAGTCGTACATTCAGCTAGGTAATCGTTTACTTTACCTACAACACGAATGTCCAAAAGGTCTTGCTTATTATGCATGAAATAGCTTTTTACTTTAATCTTAAGCAGTTCGATTTCATCACGGGTAATGTAATCAAACGTAAGGTATGGATCACAGTACTTAGCGATCTTAAGGTCTAGCTCTTGTTCATAAGACATATTGGTATCTCTTCTCAAATTAATAGAAGTCTGAAATCAGACGGGTGTTCTTCTTATCGATCAGCATGATCCCCAATGATTCCATCAGCAGATAGAATGCACCCATGGTGTTAGCGATTACCGTGCGTACGTCAGCTACACGGGTGATCACTTCTGGGATACCATGGTTCTCAACAACCGACATTGGTACGTGGAAGTTAGTGATACCTTTCTTCTTAGGGTTATCCAGTTTCCATTTCTTCAACCGCATAGCCAGGCCTTTATCTTCGATGGAGTCAACCCATGCTTCAAAGGTCGTACGGTTCTTAATGGTTACAGAGATCTTAACGAAGGAGTAAGGTGGTTCTTCCAAGAAACCAAATGATGGCTCAAAGACTTCTTTCCAGAATTTGTACTTAGCGTAAGTTGCGTTGTCTTCAGTCTTATAAGCGTTCAGTTGTTTCACTTTACCAGTGGTCAAGTATTCAGCTTTACCGCTGAAGATCGAGTTGATAATCTCACGCTCAAGGTCACCGATCTGTTTGAGCAGTGCTGGTAGATCCAGTGGTTGCTCAGCTTTGATCTGGGTGATGATGTGGTCCATCATTTTCTTAGCGGCTTTGTTAATCTTAGGTGGAACCTTAGAATCTCGTAGACCCACACCTTTAACTTCCATACGAGCCTTGTTGAACATCACACCTTCCAATGCGTCTTGCGAAGCATAGTAGTGTTTAGAACGAGTAGTCAGGCTCAGTACAGCAAAGTAGTATTCGTTCTTCATAGCCAACAGACGAAGCTTCTTCTCAGCTACGCCCATCGCAGTAGACTGCAATGCCAGAATGTGCATCACTACTTCGGATACCAGGAACACCAAAGCAAACACCAAACGTTTAGCTTCTGGTGTAAAGCAGATCCGGCCGAAGAATTCCTCAACCCAGTACTGCATGGTAAACATCGTTGAGTCTGTGTCAGAGATCACAGCTGCACGACGATAAGCGGTTGGGAAAGCATGGATACTCGATGGAACGTTCTTAGTCAAGAACAACGCTTTGATCAACAGTACGTACTTGTTCAATACCTGCGAAATGTTGTTACCAGTTGCGTAGATCAGATCAAATACTTCAGGGGACTCTTCAGCCAGCTTATCGTTGTTACGACCTTTAATAGACTCGAAGCAGATAAAGCTTGCCAGCAGTTGCATGTCACCGTCGTAAGTACCATAGGTCTCTTTCGATACGACTTGATCAGGTGTACCCAAAGAACTCAGTTCAGTCAAGAACCCACGGATCAGTTCAGGGTTATGTTTGTAGGTGTGATACAGATCACCCACGTACATAATAGCTGCACGCTTGAGTGGGCCCAATCCTTCAGCCAGTTTACGAATCTGGTCGATGTCTGCTGGGAAATAGTGAGTGGTCGAATAAACAACCATGTCAACGATTTCATCAGCAGTTGGGTAATGCATGTTGAACTTTTCCATGCATTGTTTCAATAGCTTCAGATCAGTCACGTTAGCGATACTGAGCATATTAGCTTTCGTCACTTCTAGCGCGTAGTAGTGACGGTTACCCATAATGAACTTCTCGTTGTTTGCGTTAGCATAAGAAGTTGCAGTACGGCAAGTAGAGGTCAAACTCGAGTGAGTAGACTTGTAGTAAAGAATTGTAGCCTGACTAACGGTAGCTCCTGAGTAGGAGTTATTGTTAATTTTGAAGTTCTCTTGTTCACCCTTTCGGACAGCTGCAAGTTCGGTTGCTTCAACAGTGCCTTCACCTTCCAAGCGGAGTTGTTCTTTCTTAACCCGCTTACGGTTAGCTACGCCTTCTTCAATGTACTTAGCGTGAGTAGACTGTCGAATGTCTTCAGGCATGTAAACAGTCATCGATGGAGACAACAACAGTTTGTGTTGTTTAATGCGTCCAAGGAACTGGCTAAACTTTACAGCCTTTTTCTCACGGTCACCATGACGATTCTTATCCAGAACCATGGTCTTTGGATCAGTTAGTTCAAACTGCCCGCCGGCGCCAGTTTCAGCTTGTACGAACGCCAAGCATTTGTCTAGGTCATCACCGGTCATCGCTGCCAGATACAGAGCAGCGTCGCGTTGCATCGGGTCAATGATTTCAAGATCACGTGTGTATTCAGAAATATCTTGGTAAAACGGATTTGGTTTAAAGATAGTTTGTTCCATGGTTGTCTCCCAGTATACATACTAAAGGGAGACCAGTATAAAAAAGAAAAAAGAAACTACAGGCTACCCGAAGGTAGCCCATAATAACTGTTGTCAATAGTAACGGTTGTACAGACGCTCGTTATAGTCGTACAGTGCCTGCTGGTCTTCCTCAGCGGCATTCTCTTCGATGTAAGTGCTATTGCGGTTAAAAACCCCTACGTAGACATCATTACGATGCTCTTCGTCAAGGTCTTCATCGATTTGTTTATATTTCTTTTTGATGTGTTTTTTGATGTCGTCGGAATCCAGCGGTCCATCATTGGTTCGGCTAGTTCCAGTAAACCCCACCTCAGACTGAAGAATGGCTACAGCCGCGGTCAGGCCGATGGTGATCACGCCCAACAATACATTCTCAAAAGTCTTGTTCATGGTCTAAATCCTTTAAGTTAGATGTGTTAATTCACAAAAGTAATATAGCGTTAAAACGACTTCTAATAAAAAAGAAAACGACATAGAGCCTCACCCGAAGGTGAGGCATCTAGTCAGGCAAAGGTGGTAGAAGTAGGTTTAACGTTCTGCGCGAGAATAGCGGCAATTACTCGATCCTTAACTGTTTCATCAATGTCGTCGATGACTACAGTTAGACGCTTACCATGGTTAATAGTGAGCGTGCCTTCACGAATCCACGGGATACCCAAGATTTCAGTTTCCCCAGAAGGATACTGGATCTGGAAATAGTTGTACTGCGTGGGGTCGATTGGCGTACCCGCCGGTAGCGTTTGGTATACGATTTGATTAGCAGATACGTAATCAAAACCTAGCTTGCGGGCAATGGCAGCTGTGAACGTACCTAACAGAGTCACCGATTGAAAGTTGTTACCGTATTGTGCAGATGGGTAGACCTCAAATGAGATTATTGTCCCGGCTGGGATTTCTTGAATGTTCATGTAGTGACACCATTAGTAAGGGATACATATGATGTCATACAGGCTTATTGGTAACCACTACACCGACGGTACCGTTAAAGTCAAGCGGCACTATACTAAGTACCCGTGCCCATGGTTCGGATTCCTCGATGGCAGCGATTGTTTTTATGACTGCATCTAAGTCTGGGCAGATTGTACCATCTGCAATAGCTTCGATAAGATCATCATCATCCATAACCCGATGATACGCATTGATCAACAACAATACGTATTCTTGAAGACCACGTAATGCGAGGCCACGATCATTGAGTCGTAGCATATCTAGATAGATTGCTTGATTCGGTGAATCCTTTAGAAGGTTTAATTCTTCTTCTTGCTTTTGACGGAAATTGGTTGCCATCTGAGCGATGTGCTCTTGTGCATCCATGGTTATTAGAAAGTTCATGACTTACATTCCAGGGGCCTGCCAGACGAGGTTAACACCCAAAGTCTTTTCGCCGGTGTTAGGGTTAGTGGTTATATGTTTGAGAATGGCTTCATTTATTACAGGCTGTACCACCGATGGGAACTCGTTGGATGCCATTTGTTTTGCTGAGATGTACGTGCTGTTATGCAAAGCTTCACATACTTCTTCCTCAGTACCCAGTAACTCATTCAGGGCTTTGTTATAAGCTTCGTCGGTTACTCGACCCGGATACGCATCGGCAATGCGATCGATTTCACGACGAGTGTCTTCAAGCAGTTTAAGCCGGGTGAGTTCCTCAGGAGACTGGCTTACGTCTACGTCGCTGAGGTCATCTTCCTTTGGGTCGTAGGTCTCAGGATTATCGATATCCTCACCGTACACAAGATAGTAGGTATTCTCAGGTCCTGTTACGAACGACTCGATCTTCTCTACCATTTGCCCAGTGGCATAGATGTTCTCAATCACTGGCTGCAACACGCTCGACAGAATACCACACGCCGATGCGAATAGACTAGTCAGATAAGAGATAATCTCTGGTCGTTGGTTAACGTAGTTCTGGACTAATTGAAAGTTGGTCTCTAGATAATAGTTGAAGTCGGTTCGATCCGTAGTACAGTTAGCAAACTGCACGTAATGATCCAGACAGTCGCGAAGCAACGCTTTGTTGGTATCGACATCATACCCACGCAACGTACCATCTTCATCGAAATACTCGTCGTATTTTTGACTACCTTTGGGAGCGATTTCATTCGCTACCTTGTATGCCGCATTACGCAGTGAGTCGGACATGCTGGTCAACAGGTGATCAAGTTCACCATGGTGGATCAGCATCCCAATGTTTCTGGGGTTAGTCATGGTTGAATGGCTCCATCAGTTTTAAGTAGGATCTTAAGGGTTCTATTCTCATAACCTACAACATCTACAGTATAAATTCGCCGTGCCTGTTCTTGAATGCCTCTTAAGACTGCCATGATCTGACCATTGAAGTTAGTGATACATGCATCCACCAATTCATCGTAACGACCCTTGGTTGAATGCACGTTACCGTCTTCATCTACAAGTCGTCTACGAAACAACTTGGCTTGATTACTTGGGTCACTATGGAAATCATTACCAGTCATCAAGATCGCTTTAAAATAAGCCTCTTGATAATAGGAACGAATACTAAAATCGGCGTCACTGTTGAACAGACTTAAAGCATATTGTAACGCCGCGCCATATTCTCGGATGATGTAATCGATCATGTTACGATCATCAGCCTTCACTAAATGTTTCGTGAATGGTGTTGAGTCGAATGTCAGTAGTGTGTTCATCGTCACGCTCGCATATTAAATAGAAGCCATCTTTAAGTGTTCGAGCATAACGAATGCTTTTAACACCATCTGGGATATAAGCGTTGATCTCAGGAAACCTAGCGTTTACGGCATAAAGCAAATCGTACCCCATGGGATCACCCATGAAGTACTGATCTACAATGTCTTTATCGCTAAAGGTAAATGGACAGTTGAAGTAGCTGTACTCAAAGTAAGCGATCATCGAATCATTGATGTCGCTTACACTAAGTCCAACTTTATCTCCAAGTAGTTCAACGAGCTTGAGTTTATCCCCGTACACTAGGGCCGGCGAAAGCCTTACCAGTATGCTCATCTTCAGGCCAATACCTCACTACTAAATAGAACTTGTCGTTTTCCGGTTCGCTTAGATAGGTGACGAGTTCAAGCGCCCCAGTGTCAGGCATGTATGGACGCATCGTTTTGACAGCGTCTCTAAGGTACTCGGCAACGTGATCCCTTTCGTCATCGGAGAGAGTTGGGACTGGATGTTCTTCGTCTTCTTCAGAACAGCGTCGACCAATGAGTTCCTCGATTGTTTCATTAAGTGCTTGGTCATAGGTTTCACATGTGGAGTCATCGTTCTTTACCATTAATAGAGTTGCGATGGTGTGGAGGAGCTTCTGCCTTGGGAAGAAGCTCGATGTCACTAACCACCGATCGTGTGTCCAATTATTAGTTGGATAGCTCTCGTGAGCGATCAGTATGTTCATTAAGGTGCCAAGTTAACATGCAGCTGTGGTTGCTCTTGATACAACCGTTCAGCCAGCTTGCGTTCTTCAGGTGGTAGATAATCCCCACGCACCAAAGCCACTACCAGATCGGCTTCATATTTCTCAGTGAGGCTCGAATAGGCTTTCTTGAAGATGGCTAAGATGTGGGTAGCTTGATAATACTCAACTACGTACTGCTCGTCTTTCTTGATCGTGTGGTTGAACCAGTTCATACCAAAGGCCATGATCAGTCTTTGTACGGTATGGGACTGAAAGCTAATCATGTCATGGATACCCAGTGCGCGTTCAATGAATTGACTACGCTTCGGAGAACACGACGCCAAACCGATCTGTGGATGCATCATGGTCAGAGTATCCAAGAACAATCCGACGATGTATTCCGTTGGGTCTTGGATAAACTTGTTCAGGATGTTCCGATAGAAGTTATCCATCTTAGTGTTAGGGTCGTTAAGCATCAACCGCAGTTGAGCGAAGTTAGAACCGTAACGCTTAGAGAATTCGTTGTACAGATAGTTAATTGGGTTCCTACAGTTCAGGGTGAGTACCGATTCTTCTTCGTCATCAACCGCTTTAGCTTCACGGTGATACTCAGTGATCCGATGATCTTCACCTTCTGCTAAGCCTACTAAGCTACCCGACTTAACAACATTCCATTCCACCCAAGTATCATACTTCACAGTCTGGTGTACTTGGCGACGCAGTGTAGCTACGATGCTTTGCCACATCTGTTCTTCAGTAACGCGATTGTAACGCTTAGTCAGATCTGGAGTAAGTTTGTTCTTAGGGGTACCGAACAGAATACTTACGATCATCTCTGCGTTTTCTGGATTCGCTGGCTTGTGGGCCAATTGATAATCCACGATGTCGCGCACTAGCAGATAGACGACGTTAGATGCTTCCCTACGAGTAATAGCCTTGAGGCCTAGATCGGGTTGAGTGAGTGCGAGCCACTCGATGTAGTCAACCAAGTTATTCGCTTGGTCTTGTGCCTCAAGCACAATAAATCGTTTAGAGTTTTCCATTGCTTCCGCCATTAGTACTTG